GGATCTGAGTTACCCCCACGCTGGCACAACGGCGACGACTTGCATGACGCGCTCACACAGTTCGACTGGACTGAAACAGCCATCCTCGCACACAACGCCCAGTTCGACGTATCAATCCTTGAGTGGAAGTACGACTGTCACCCGTGTTTTATCCTTGACACGCTCAGCATGGCGCGTGCCTTACGCGGAATCGAAGCAGGGAACTCTCTCTCAACGCTAGCCCAGGAATTCAACCTGCCGCCCAAAGGCAACGCTGTACACAACACAGACGGCCTGGAAGAGCTTACGCCTGAGATCGAAGCGGAGTTGGCCGAGTACTGCGCGCATGACGTGATGCTGTGCGAAGAAATATTCTTTCGGCTCTCACAGGGGTATCCGTCCAAGGAACTGCGCTTGATTGATATGACGCTGCGCATGTACACGCAGCCGCGCTTGATTCTGGACGGCATCATGCTGACCAAGGCTATCGAGGAAGAGCGCGAGCAGCGCGAAGCACTGCTCACTAACCTCGGAATCACAGACGCTGATCTAGCATCGAACCCCAAGTTCGCCCAACTCCTCGAAGCTGTTGGCGTACCGGCGCCTAGAAAAATCAGCAAGACCACCGGTGAAGAGACGCTAGCACTCGCCAAGAACGACGCCATGTTCCAGGCGATCATGAACGGAGACAACGCCGAGGCTGTGCTGCTATGCGAGGCTAGGCTGAAGGTTAAATCAACGACTGAGCGCACGCGTGCGCAGCGCTTCCTGGACATTAGTAAACGCGGAGCACTACCCGTACCGCTGAGCTATTACGGGGCCTCTACGGGGCGCTGGACGGCGAGCAAGGGCAGTGCGATCAACATGCAGAACCTAAAGCGTGGAAGTTTCCTACGCAAGGCGATACTAGCGCCGCGCGGTCACACCATAGTAGTCGGAGACTTGTCCCAGATCGAGCCGCGCGTGTTGGCTTGGCTCTCGGACTACGAGGATATGCTCGACATTTTCCGCTCCGGCGCGGACCCTTACGCTGCGTTCGGTGCGCAGATGTTCAACATCCCAGGCATGACTAAAGAATCAAACCCAGAATTAAGGCAGAGCGCAAAGTCTGCGCTGCTGGGTTGCGGCTATGGTCTCGGGTGGGCATCGTTCGCGTCGCAGTTGATGGTGGGGTTCCTGGGGGCGCCGCCGTTGCGCTACAAACGAGACTTCGCTAAACAGTTGGGAGTGAATCGTTCGTATGTTGAGCGGTTCCTGTCACGCAAAGAAAACGAAGAGCGCCTGCTAGAGATCCCGCACATCTGCACCGAGGAAGAACTGCTGGTTCACGCGGTCGCAGCCAAAAAGATCATCGATACTTACCGGGCTACAGCCTACCCTGTAGTTGGTCTGTGGGCGCTGTGCACGAAACTGATGGTGGACTGCCTAGTGGAAGGTAAAGAGTACCGCTACAAGTGTTTGACCTTTCGCAAGGGTGAGATTGAGCTACCCAACGGCATGAAGATCCGCTACCCAGACCTGCGCCAAGATGAAGAGAAGAACTGGGTGTACGGCAAGGATGCAACGAAGCTTTACGCAGGGAAGATCACCAACAACATCACCCAAGCTTTGGCCAGGATCGTGATGACAGACGGCATGCTGCGCGTGTCTAAGCGCTACCCTGTGGTGGGGACTGTGCACGATGAATTGATCGCTCTGGCGCCCGAGGATGAAGCGCAGGAGGCACTCGACTGGGTGATAGAGCAGATGACAACGGAGCCGTCCTACATGCCGGGAATACCACTGGCTGCGGAGGGCGGTACGAACTTACGTTACGGGGATGCCAAGCAATGATTGCAAAGAAAGTTACGTGGAGCCACTCCAGCCTCAAAGATTTCGAGGGCTGTGCGCGCCGCTACCATGAGGTGAAGGTACTCAAGAACTACCCGTTCACAGACACGCAAGCCACGATCTATGGTAAGGATCTGCACTCAGCAGCGGAACATTACGTAGCGCACGGCACACCGTTGCCTGCCCACTTTGATTTCGTACAACCCGTGCTCGATGCGCTGATGACAAAGCCTGGGAGAAAGCTCACCGAGTATCAGATGGCGGTGACTAGCGATCTCAAACCCTGCGCATGGGCTGCGGACAATATGTGGGCACGCGGTATCGCTGACCTGCTGATCGTGGACGATGACGACCTGACTGCGTGGGTTGCTGACTACAAGACTGGCAACAACCGCTACCCGGACACTGACCAGCTAAAGCTGATGTCGCTCATGGTGTTCATTCATTTCCCGCACATTCGGCAGGTGAAGTCGGCGCTGCTGTTCGTGGTCAAGAACGACATGGTCACGATGTCGATGACCCGAGATCAAACAGAGAAAGAGTGGTGGGCGTACCGCGAGCGGGTCGCACGCCTCGAAGCTGCGTTTGAACACGACATTTGGAACCCACGCCAGACGCCGCTCTGCCCGTGGTGCGTGGTTACGTCTTGTGAGTTTAACCCTAAACATTAGGAGGTTGTATGGACAAAGAAAGCGCGCAAGCGTGGCGTGATTGGTGGGCAATTATGCATGGCAAGAACACCCCAGCAGGCAGCTACAACCCATTAGAGGCGCACATGCACGATGCGTTTGTGGCGGGATGGGACGCCGCGCAAGAAAGTACTAGGTTTACAGGATTAAGTGGGTATGAAGTGCGGGAAATTGAAGAAAAAGCGCGCACAAAACGTGAAGCCATAGGCATGACAGAAGAAATGTTGGACGCAAAAAACCCATGAATGAACAAACACCAGCCCCACCGAATTGTCAGCAGTGCCGAGTGAAGCCGGGGGAATTCAAAGTCCCGGTAGTTAGGGGACCCGGCTTTAGGTGGAAGTGTAAAGAATGTTTTTATCGACTGCGTTCAAGCGGATTTAAGGACAAACCAATATGACCGAAGCAACAGCAGAAGCAATCGTGAACTTGTACAACGCTGCACGCGAACTCCAAGCATTAGCAGCGGACGGAAAAGAAGAGGATGTACTCAAAAAACTAATGGAGATCCGTTGGTTTGCCATGGAAGGGATGCTCGGAGCTATGAAATGAAGAACTACTCAGTGCAGGAGATGCCCTGCCCCCTGTGCAACTACAACCAGGAGCGTGCGGAACTGTGGCGCAACACTGCGTACAGACTGGCGGGGCACCCGAAACCTTGGCGCAGCCTGACCACTGAAGAGATCCACAAGTGCGTCGTGGCTACCGGCATCCATGTGTTTGAAGGCGACATCTATAAGTTCGTTGAGATGCTGGACGCCATCTTGGAGGGGAAAAATAGTGACTAGAGAAGACATCATCCGCATGGCGAAGGAGGCTGGGTTTATTACTTTGTCTATCAATGAAGAATTATGGGTTCCATACCTTGAACGCTTTGTCAACCTTGTTGCCGCGCATGAACGGGAGGAGTGCGCCAAATTATGCGACGCTCAAAAGCGGTTTGACGTTAGATGGAATATGGCTTGTCTTCGTTTATCAAAATACATCCGCGCAAGGGGAGAGAAATGACTATATTGAAAAAACTGACCGACTTTGAACGCGGGTACGAGCAAGGCAAAGCAGACGCAAAGAAACCGTGGGTGGGGCTGACTGAAGAAGATAAAGAAGAGATTCTCGGTCGCAAATGGTGGAACTTTGAAGATGAGTTTGACCTTGCGGGATTTTTAGGTTTGGCAGAAACCAAACTCAAGGAGAAAAACGGTGGATGAATTCGCATTTCCTCATGTAAATTTTGTGGGTCAAAAAATTACAGGCATGACCCTGAGAGATTACTTTGCGGGACAGGCTATGCAAGCATTCATTGTCAAAGGGGTTATACCTACTGATGGATTAAACAAAAAACAAGCCATAACAATCATGGCATATGAAACCGCAGACGCAATGCTGGAGGCGAGGAAAAATGAAGCGTGAACTATATGATTTCACAACCCCTCCCGATTCAAAGGGAGCGCACGTTAGTTTGTATTACTTCCCGCACAATCATCAAAGCAGTATCGGCCTTCAGTCTCGCGCACCGGCATATAACGAACCGCCGTGCATGGTGGCTAACTACGACAAAGAAGGCAACCTGCTGTACACGCGGTTCATTTTTAAAGACGGAACATGGAGAGATGAATGAAATACGGAATCCTTGATGACGAAGGCAAGGTGATCCGGTGGGTGTGGTCCGTACCGCCATACCCGCACATCGTGCAGAAAATCAAACGCCAGCGAAAGCAGAAGCTGGATTTATCTAAAGTACAGGAGGCGCTATTTTGATGGCAGATGGCGAAGACCCAATCATTAACTTCATAAAGAAGAACGGCGAAGCAGCAGCATCAGAGATAAAGATCGCAGGCTACTCTTTAGCGGCGGTCAAGACTCGGGTGATTGTTCTTTATCGGGCGGGAGTATTGACACGCCGCGCTGAACCTATTCGCGAAGGGGTAACGCGCACGCACTGGCTTTACGACTTGTCAGGTATCTCGCCCAAACACAAGACAAAGAATGATCGCCTTTATGAACGTCTCAAATTGACGGCACTAAAGAACGAACCATCTTATGCCTACCATTTGCGCAACTTACCACGATACACACAGGTGTACGAATGAACATCGACAAACTTATGGATTGGAGCGCCGCCTTTATGGTTGGTTATGTAATCGGCATATCAGTTGGCGCGGTTGCTATTTTTTATGGAGCGACTTAAATGTTAGTGAACGGAAAATTTGTTAAAGACTGGGACAAGTCCCAGATGTGTACGGGGTACTTCCGTCGGCCTCAACCCAAATGGGTTTCTTGGGACATGGAGCGCCTGCAAGACGCGCTCCTTTGGGGTAAACGCTTGCGCCCCACTCTGATTGACCGCATCAAAATGATAGGGGTTGCGCGCTAATCATGAAAGTAAACGCAATACAACTAAAGTGGGACGATATGAAAGGCGAAGGCTGCGTAAAGACGCTTCCTTACTTTGAGTCTGCGCACTGGGTAACCAAGCTCGATCTGTTGCAAGACTGCATACACGACCTGCAAAAACTGTACGACAGCTTACTGGCAAAAGAACCAAATGCAGATCATTGAAAACAAAGCGCTTCTTTTCAGAACGCGCAACCCAGACAAGTACTCAATCATCCCCAAGCACAAAGTGTTAGATGCGGATGAGGACGGCATCCATGAGGTGGCCGTCTATTGGGGCCTGGATGAGGCGAGGGTGTTACACAACCTGGGGGTAAAGAACGTACCCTCGCCCATCACTGGGCGCTACCAGTGGCCGGGTCGCTATAAGCCCATGCAGCACCAAATAGATACTGCCGCTTTTCTGACGATGCACCGTCGGGCGTTTTGTTTCAACGACCCAGGCACAGGCAAGACGATGTCGGCGCTCTGGGCTGCGGACTACTTGATGTCACTTGGCTACGTGCGTCGGGTGTTGGTGCTGTGCCCGCTCTCGATCATGCAGTCGGCCTGGATGCAGGATTTGAACAACGCAGTCATGCATCGCAGCGCCATCGTCGCCCATCACACGCAGTCTTCGCGTCGCATTGAGATGATTCAGCAGGACTATGAGTTCGTGATCACTAACTACGATGGGCTGGCGCTGGTTGCGCCGGAGATCAACCGCGATGGGCGGTTTGATTTGATCATTGTGGACGAAGCCAACGCGTACAAGAACGCAACGACCAATCGCTGGAAGGCGCTCGCCTCGATCCTCAAACCAGAGACGTATCTGTGGATGATGACGGGTACGCCTGCTTCGCAGTCGCCCGTGGACGCCTACGGTCTGGCCAAGCTAGTCAACCCCAACGGCATACCGAAGTACATCTCGGCGTGGCGTGACCAGACGATGCTCAAGATCACGCAGTTCAAGTGGGCACCCAAGCCCAACGCTGCCGAGCAGGTCTTCGAGGCGCTCCAACCCGCGATTAGATTTACCAAGTCTCAATGTTTGGATCTGCCACCCGTGATCACGGTCACCCGCGAAGTACCCATGACGCCACAGCAGAGCAAGTACTACCGGCTACTCAAAGAGCAGATGATGGTCAAGGCCGCAGGCGAAACAATTAGTGCAGTCAATGCAGGCGTTGCAGTCAGCAAGTTGCTTCAGATCAGTTGCGGTGCCGCATATACGGATGACAAGGAAGTAGTTGAGTTTGACGCCAGCCCACGGCTATCTGTGTTAGAGGAGGTGTTGGAAGAGACAGAACGAAAGGTGCTGATCTTCGCAATGTTTCGTACCAGCATCGATGCTATCTCGGCGTACCTTAACAAGAAGGGCTACCCCACCGAGCAGATCCAGGGCGATGTCAGCCCGAACAAGCGCACGCGAATCATCCACGACTTCCAGACCACGGACAACCTCCGGGTGTTGGTGATGCAGCCACAGGCTGCGGCTCACGGTTTGACATTGACTGCTGCGGACACTGTGATTTTCTACGGGCCGCTGATGTCGGTCGAGATGTACACACAATGTATTGCGCGTGCGGATCGCAAGGGCCAGGACTCAGACAAGGTCACGGTTGTACACCTTCAGAGCAGCCACATCGAGCGCGAGATGTTCAAGGCGATGACCAGCAAAGTCAGTGAGCACGCGCTGCTGGTGAACCTGTTCAACGAGGAGATCAAAAGCTAAACAAACCACTTGCAATGTCAAACGGATCGTGTAGAATGTCAAACACTAGACAAACTTGGAGTGTGAAGTGAGCGAAGACACCATTCAGATGGACAAACTTGTCCGCGTTTATCGCAAGATGTCGGTTCGGATTCAGGAACTGACGGCAGAGTATGAGAACACCATCGAGCCGATCAAGGCTCAGCAAGAGCAGATTAAACTGGCGATCAAGGATCAAATGCTAGCGCTTGGGCTGGCATCCGTTCGCACGGTAGAAGGTACTGTAGTGATGTCCCAAAAGACGCGCTACTCTACGCAGGACTGGGATTCGTTCAAGAAGTTCGTGCTGGAGCACGAAGCTGTGGATCTGTTGGAGCGCCGTGTGGCGCAGACCAACATGGCCACATTCTTAGAAGAGAACCCCGGTCTTGTTCCCCCCGGTCTGAACTCCATGTCGGAGTACAGTATCACTGTCAAAAAGCCAACCACTAAGTAAGGCAATCCTACTATGTCTAACGTAGCTATTTTTAATCCCGCGCAAGCCCCTGCCCATGTCCGTGCGCGTACAGAACTCTCGACTATGGCCAAAGCCCTCGGTGGCGGCGGGTCAAGTGGCGGCAAGCGCATCAGTATCGCAGGCGGTGTGTTCCGTCTGTATCACGGTGGCAAAGAGATTGCTGCTATCGAGGATCGTTTCCTTGATGTTGTGATCGTCAACGCTGCTCCGCACATTGGTCGGGTCTGGTACGCTAAGTCCTACGATGGCGAGGCAACGTCGCCTGACTGCTGGTCTGCGGATGGTTCAGTCCCTAGTAGCGATTCGTCGAATAAGCAGTCGGAATCCTGCGCAACCTGCCCCAAGAATATCGCCGGTTCTGGCCAAGGTAATTCGCGTGCCTGCCGCTACCAGCAGCGCTTGGCTGTTGTGCTACCGAACGATATCGGCGGAGATGTTCTGGCGCTGCAAGTTCCGGCCACTTCGATCTGGGACAAAGACGCCAAGGGCGATGATCGTCCGTTGCAGGCGTATGCCCGCTACTTGGGCGCTCAGAAGATTGAGCCTAGCGATGTTGTCACGCGCATCAAGTTCGATACAAAGAGCCAGTCGCCCAAGATGTTCTTTAAAGCCACTGCCTGGGTTGACGGCGATGATCTGCCGCTGATCGAGAGCCAGAGCAAGACTGACGATGCAATCAAAGCAATCACGATGTCGTTCTCTAAGAACGAAGCAGCCGCTCCAGCGCCGTTGGCGATTGGTGCGCGCCCCGAGCGCAAGGTAGAAGCTAAGTCAGAAGCCAAAGCGGAAGCTAAGTCTGCGAAGCTGGAATCCCTGATTGCGGATGAGGAGGCGTCTGAAGAGCCGGTCGTTCGCAAGGAAGAGAAGAAGGCTAACGCTGTGCCGGCCAAGAAGAGTAGTCTTATGGCCATGGTTGACGACTGGG